GCTCACTTTTGAACAGCGCAAAAGTAAGCAAAACGCTCTTGCCCCACCACTCGGCACCTCGCCTAGGCTCGGTGTGCCCTCACTCCGGCTTTGGACCGTGGGCCGCCGTCATGGGCCATCCTTGGCCCAGGACGGCTAACCCGGCGTCCTGCCGGGTTACCCACGCTCCAAAGCCTGCGTTCGGCCAGCGTGGTTTAACGGGGCGCCTAAGATCAAGATCAAAAGCAGATCAAGAGCACAGCGCCCTACCTGTAAGCGCGCGCCGGATTTGGCACCGCGTTGCAGGATAATTGGCACCTCGCGCAGGCAATCAGACAGAAGTGTTTTGCACGCTATTTGGCATCACAGGCCACTCAATGGCTCTTGGAAAGCTTGCCTGCTGTTGGACCCGGTTGAGTGCTACACGGTAGCGCTTCCATGCTGTCAGCTCAGCCTCCTCATCCGAGGAGGCATCTCCCAGGTCTACGGCGTCTTGTAGCGGGGCTATTCTCGTCGTCGCATCACCCAGCAGCCGGTCCCGCTCCACCAGCGCCAGAGTGGTCAAAGCCTCGGTCTCAGCCTTTTTATCCAGCTGCCTCTTAGCGCCCAGTCAGAAGTGGAACGGGCCAGGGCAACGCTCGGCCGTAAGATCATCGGGCAACGGGCCGAATCGTTCCCATCTGACAGCCTGGCCATCCGAGACTCGGTAAACGTCACCACGAAAGTCAGGCATGAGGCCCCACACTTGCTCGCCATCCGGCACGTGCACCACAGCGAGCCCCTTCTCGGGTTGTGGCGGGGCCTCGGTAAAGGCCATAGCAGGGATAAGCCACTTACCTGGCTCCAGTGGATCAGGATCGGCATGGGCGCAGCCTAGATACTCCCCTGTAAGCGGGTGAGCCTGATACACAAGCGGCGGTGTCAATTCAGTCATAAATCACCTCAATATTTAATGCACATTACTCGGACGACGTTGCGCGACCGGGCCTCGGACCCACCTGAAGATGCTGTTGCGTACTGCACCTGGCCAGGGCTGACGCCGGCAATCCCCGTGGCACTGAGTCCAAAGCTGTTGTTGTGGGTAGCACCGAATAGATGACTGTGAGCTTTGTTATCGGAGTCTTGCCAAGTAAACATTGCACGTCCTGGGTCTACCCCTCGGCCGTCGTCCACCCCCCGGATGAACTCGCCACGGCTATCCGGGAGGTTGAATGTTGTGCTGCCATCCCCCGCGCCGTAGTTCGTTCCAATCACGTTGAACAGATTTGCGTAGGTCGTGCGAGAAACCGCCGCACCGTTTTCCTTCAAGAAGCCTGAGGGCGCGAAGGCTCCCGCAAATTGAATGGTTGTACCCGTAGGAAAAATGAGATTCGGGTCAAGATTTCCGCTGTGCCAAAGTGATCGGGTAGCCGTCCAGGTACTTGCACCCTTGCATCCCCGTACCAGAATTAGAGGCTCGGTATTGCCCTGTACGAAACCAATCTGGCCAGCGTAAGTATCTGCACCATAGGGAATATTGACTAGGCCAACGTTGTTGCCGAAAGCAGACGGGCCACCGCCAAAGTAATAAAAGCCACCAGGCAAGCCGACAGTGTCAACACCGACTGAGGGCGCAGTTGTTCCTCCAAGTCCATACTGACCAATTGACAGCTTCCCACTCCCAAGGCCTGCTACGAAAGCAGTCGTGGCGAATTGAGTGGTGGCGGTTCCGGCGGGTGCCGTCGGACCGGATGGCATGCCGGTGAACACCGGGCTAATGAGCGGGGCTCTTTTGGAAAACTCTGTATCGATCTGCTGCGTTGTATAGGCGTTGGTGATCCCATAACCGGCCAACGTGGTGGCCTTGTCTGCCTTAGAGGACGGGTCAAACGTGCCGCTATGCCACAGCTCCCTAGTAGGGGTCCAAGTATTCGCAGTCTTACAGCCGCGTACTAAAATCCGTGGCTCATTATTCCCCTGCTGAAACCCGATCTGACCGGCATAGGTACTGTCAGCATAAGGAATGTTGACCAGACCTACATTGTTAGCGAAAGTGGTCCCTCCGCCCCCGAAGTAATAGAAGCCACTGGGCAACCCGACAGTATCAACCCCCATTGCCGGAGCTTTGGTCGTACCGAGACCATACTGCCCAATCGCCAAAGCATCAGAAATTCCGTACCCGTCCAGAGTCGACGGCTTGTTCTTCATCGTCAGAAAGTCATTGGCAGCACCTGCCAAGACCTTGACTGCTTTAAGCACCTGAGCATCATCCGAGGCATTAAGCGCGATATTTGCCCCCAGGACCAACCCTACAAGCTCACGCTGTAGAGCATTAAACCAACTGGCCTTTAGGAGTGTTGCTGCAACGCCTGCCCCCGGATTTCCTTCGGTGAACTCACCCGCAGCATTCGCTGTATTGGTGCTGTCGCTGATCTTCTGCATTTAGTTGGCTCCGTAACCGAACAGCAAAATGGATTCCGCGGGTTTCATCTGGCTAAGGCGGCACTCAAGGGCCTTGTTGCCCCATGCAGACAGTGGGTCGCCTGCGCCCGTACTTCCGATGCGGGCATGAATGGCCGTTACAGCGGGCGCATTGATACGCCAAGCAAAGGACCAGTCGCCGCCATTAATTGCGTCGCCAGCCCTAGCCAGTCCTGCGCGGGCAGGCTGAAAAGTGGTGATGGTGATGTCGTATCCCATGGACTTCGCCAGGGATATAAAAAAGGCCTTACTTTGCCCTGCACGGCCTTGCAGCTTGCTCACGACTGCTTGCACGCGCTGCCCAACTGTCTGGGCTTGCCCAATCAGGCATGGATCAGGAAGGGCTAACACTCTCTCCCAGTCCGCCAACCCCTCGCCCGTGTCAGGAAAGATGGTGCTGTAGACCGCGCTTGACTGACCGTCGGCCAGATCCATGGCATTAGCCTCTGCCTCCAGCGTGGCCGAGAGATAAGGCGCAGCGCCGTTGTAAGAGACTGGAGGAAGTAGGAGTCGCAGCTGGTCGGCGAGAGTAGTCATTCCATAAGCCCCAGAGTGATCGTCCCAGGGCGAATCCAACCAATTACGGCTGGGTTTTCCGATGCCTTAACGTTCCCTACTGGGCTAGTTACAGCCCGATCCAGCACCCCGGCCAAGTTATTGATCATGGCTTCAATCTGCGAACGCTTGAGCGTATCGCCCGGTTTCAATGCGTTGAGAAGCATGGTGTAGGCTTTTTGCGCCGCTGCTTGGACATCGGCCATGGAGTACTCGGGCGCTAACTCAATATTCGCGGCAGCGTTAACGGTACGAATGGTAGGGGCATAAACCCAGACATCAGCGATGACCGAGCATTGTTCCTGTAAGTGCGCCAAACAGGCGGCGATGACTTCCGCCGAAGGTAGTCCTGTACTTGCTGTGATAACCACATCAACAGTTCCTCCGCCTCGGCGCCGAGGGATCACAAGTGCTTCGGAAACTCCCTCAACCTCCAGAGCCCAACGGCGAAAGTCGTAAGCAGCACCTCCGGCCGGAGGCGTTTGGATGATGTCTAAAAAGCGGGCGAGCAGAGATTCGACTGCCTCTTGATCATCGCCGCCCGCAGTTTTACCGATGAATGTCGCCGCCGAATCCATGCCCAAGGGCGGGCTGGTAAGAATCAGGCCCCCGGTAAGATTGTTGACTGCCAGGCCAACTGTCTGCGCTTCAACCAAAACCGAAGCGGTGCCACTGGCACTAAGTTTCGCGCCAGCTTTGGCATTGAACTGTTCACCCGTGACAACGTGCCTCATGGTCGCGCCCACTAACAACTCGACACCCGGCGAGCCCTTCAATGCAACAGTGCCGGTGGCAGCAACAGCGTCTTTTCGCAAAACGCCTCTGAGTCCGGCCGCATGAAGAAGCTCTTCCTCATCGGCCGTGTCAGGGAAGATTTGGCGGTAAAGCCAGGCGAGCTTCTGATACAGCCCTTCAATGGCCGACGCCACAGCGGCTGACCGAACATAGTTGTCGCTGTCCGGACCAATATCAGCTTCGGCCTGAAGGTTGCGAATATCACGGAGGATGCCCTGCAATATTGTGTCGAGGGCGGGAGCGGTAAAAGCCATATCAGTTCACTCTTACAGGTTGGCGAAACACCTGCGGATTGCCGGTAGCGTCGGTGATGTCAATTTGCAGGTTGAGCCAGCCGTTGTGAGGCTGTTCGACGGTGATGGTGATGCTCTGGGCGCGGCCGTCATCGAGCAGCGGCTGGAGTGCCTGCTCGGCGTACTGCTTGGCGAGCTTGCCGACCCGTGACAGGTCTTTAGAGCGTTTCAGTTCGTGCAGGCGGGAGCCCACGGTGGTGTCTTTCCACCAGGTGCCGAGGGGTGTAATGAGGCGGATGTAAACGGCGTTGCCCAGCGTATAGATACGCTGGCCCGTCAAGTCGCCAGTAGTTGGGTTTATGCCTGCGTCCATAGGCTGGCATAGTGACGTGCACGCAAAAGACGCCGAGTATCAGCGGGGTTTAAGAATTTCCCTGGGGGCTTTCGGCTTACTGCTGTTGACCTGGTACTGGACCGCCCCCGTGGTTATGCCCGTTATAGATAAGCCGATCTGCCTGCATAGTCCGGGTATGGTCCGCGATATCTCCCGCTGCTTTAACGTCCTCGCTCATTTCGACCAGGGGCGTTTCAAAACGCACCTTGGTCGAGGCCCTGACCACCAATGTGTCAGTTTCGATTTCAATCAGCCGACCACGCTTCATATGGATGTAGTCGCCCTCATCGGTATATAGGGCCACCTCTCCATCCTTGATCACGACCCGATAACGTCCGTCCTCACTGGCCACGACGACCGTGTGCTTACTATTGCCGCCTACAGGGATCGCGATAAATTCAGCACCAGGCAGCGGCCCCGAGGTGAACCCATAGTGTTGCATCAGTTCGCCGGAAACCGACTCGCCCGCAAGCCCTTCCATTTCAATGCCAATCAACGTGCCATGGGTATTACGTGCCGCCGTACCTCGGAAGGCCTGACGAATGTTCCCCACCACTCTACTGACCTGCTCGCGCACCAGGCGCGCCATATTGCTCATCATGCCCCCCTGATGATTTCGATGAATGCCGCGTCCGGGTTGGCTTTCTTGCCCTTTCGCTTCTTGGTGGGGTTGCCGTCCAGCACCCACATTTTGTCTTCACGCAGCCGCAGCTCGGTGATAGGCCCGTCACTCCGAGTCAGGCGCAAGGTGCGGGCCATCAGAAAGTAAGTCGCATCCAGCCCATGGGGCTCACTACGCACAATGACCCGCTGGCCCGGGTTCCAAACTTGGCCGTTGTCGGCACGGTGGCCCATGACCACGGCTCGAATCTCGAAACCCTCCAGGCGACTGTCCGCCAACAGCTTACGGGCACGGGTGGTAGCCATGTCCTGGTTCTCGCTGGAGCTGTCGATCACCACCTTCGGCCGGAAAATCCCACGGCGGGACAGGGTTTCGTCCTGGATGACTGAGCGCAGGTGGGAGCGTTTGGTGTCCAGGCCGTCGTTGTCATACTGACCGTGTTGGCCCAATACAGTGATCTGGCTGTATCGGTTGGCGATAGAACGCCGCACACTGAGACGCTGTACGTTATTGCCGACGCCGTCTTCCCGCATGATCAGTGTACTGACTGGCGCGGCGTTGTAGTCCGGCCCGCCGATGATCAGGCGGCCGTCAGGCTCTACCCAGGGCCACAGGCCGTTGGCTTCGGCAACCTGGAGCAATGCCTCCCAGGCGCTTTGACCTGGTTCAATCTGAACGCGGCGCCTGGTCTTGGCCTGGGCGGCGCGGATTTCTATTTGAGTAATGCCCAGCGGCTTTACGACTTGGTCCAGGATCTGCGCCAGCGAAGCTTCGCGCATCGATACGAACGGTGCGGAACAGTCGACCAGGGGCGCCGCACGGTCCCGCCCGGTAATACGCATAGAGATACCCTGACGGGAGATGTCGTGTTCGAATTCGTCGACCTGGCCGGTTAGTACGCGGTCCTTGCCCAAGGTCAGCGAGCAAGGCGCGCCCTCGGCTAATACGCTAGGCAAGCGGGTGGCGTCTTTGGTGTACAGCTCAAGTTCGAAACCGTCAGCAGCGGTCAACAGATCGGACTCAACCGACCAGCCGTCCCATTCTTCATGCGCCAGGCCACCAATGGACAGACGTATAGACTCGTCCAGCACGTTACTTGGCGTAGGCACGCAGCACCTCCCCGGCCTGAATGTTATGTGGAGTTTTCAAGCTGGGATTGAGGCGGATCAGCTCGGCGGCGCGGGTATGGTCGCCGTACCAGCGGTGGGCCAACAGATGCAGGCTAGCAGGCATCTCAACCACTCGTTTCAGCAACGGCGGACTTTGCAGAATGACTTGGCGGGCGCGGGCCTGGATCAACGCGGCGACATTTCGCAATGCCTCAATGATCGGAAGAGCGGTTTCCACGTCGTAAAGGTGACGTTGAAGCAGAATGGATGACTGGACCAGAGAGCGCACCAGGTTAACCAGGCCTTCCAGTTCTAATGGACTCAAGGTCGGCGTATCGGCTTCGTCCTCGATGATGGTGGCCACCGCCTGGGCGTGAGCAAGCGCCAATTCGGTGATGACCAGGACAACCAGAGCGAAACCACTAGCGGCAACTGGATCATCTGGCATGCCATCAGGCAGCAGCACCAAGACGCTACCTGGAATGGTTGGTGCGCCAACGATCAGCGGGCCGACAGTGGTAGCCACACCCTGGCGCGCACCGATCAAAAAGCCCGCGCCTGCACGCGCTGCATCTGCCGGCAGGCTCGCATTACCTGGCAACGTAGCGGGCACACCAGTACGAGTAAGTAATGCTGTTGACGAGCTAGGTGTACTGCCCTGGACTGCGCCCCGGATCTCTGACGGGGTACGCATCAGATCGACCAGGGGATCAAACGCCCCTGACGGACGCTTGGCCATCGACCCAACACCGGACACCACGCCGAGGATCTGAGAGCGCAGTTGTTGCAGACGTAGGCCAATGCCAGGTAGGCCCAGGGCCTTTTCGATCAGCCCCACCCAGCCTCCGCCAATCCACGACTGGATCTCGCCGACCAGAGAGTCAATGCGGCCAAACAGATCGAAGATGCCATCCTGCCAGCTATATTCATCCTCCAGCCCCAATACGCCAATGTCGACGAACTCGAATTGCCGGTCGAAGAATGGAGCGTCGGGCGTGTCCTCAACAAACACTATGCTGATCTCGGCATAATCCGGCCGGTCGGCGCTGTGCTTCACTTCGCCAGTATTGCTGACGACATTCATGCTGCCGTAGATCGGGTGGATCAGTTCGCCCGTACCTGGTGTGTTCAGGGTGCGGAGGATGTTCTGAAGTTCGATCTCATAATTGACACCGAACACGACCACTTGCATGGGGATGCGGCGCGCCCCACGGCCCAGGTCTTTGACCCGGTCGCCATCCTTGAAAGGCGTCCCATGCTCGGACAGAGCGCGTTGCCATTGCAGGCTTTCGCTTTCTACCTGGAGCGGGACGCCGCGAAAAGAGGCGTCCAGCAGGCTCTCTGCCCAGCTCATCCGCCGCGCCTCATCTGAATACCAGTTCGACGCTCGACCTCGGCCTGGATCATCCGCGAGTCAGTACGCACTTCAATGATCAGCGGCTGGGTGAGCAAGGAACGGAGGCGTTCCTCGGCGGCTTGTGCGGCAGGATTGGCACCGATTGCACCTGGTGCGGAGCCGTTGCCGGCAATTCCAGGAAAGCCGGCCATGCTGCCGCCCGACAACGGGTTAGCCAGGCGTTGCGCCTGGTCAGCTAACCAGGTCGAAGGCTGGCTGGTACCGGTTTGCGACATCATGTCCCGCAGGCGTTGTTGTGCTGTGAAGGTGTTGGCACCCGCAGCCAGGGCACGACTGGCGAGGCCCTGGGCCCAAGTGTTAGCGCCGTCGGTGGGAAGGCCCGCAGCAGTCAGGCCGGTTTCATGGTGCGCCAGGCGCTGGGCCTCTGTGGACAGCCAATCAGATGACTGGCCGGGATTCCGGTCAGCGAGCGCCATACGGTTGCGATAGAAAGAGGTTTGATAGCTACGCTGATCATCGTTCAGCAGCTTGCTGCGTTGAGCGTCACGCAACCTACCTGCATCGGTACTTGCGCTGTCGCCACCTAACTGAGTTGCACTAGCACCGAGCGCCAACGGAGCCAACCACGGCGCGATAAATCCGCCAGGCTTACCCTTGGTCTTGTCCGGACCAGATCCATTTGGCAAATCTGGTCCGCCGCCACCAAGAACAGCACCAGCAGGCCAATTGGTGACGAACACCGATGTAACGCCCGTGGCCTCTTCCAGCACCTTGCCCACGGCGATGTTTTTCAAGGTCTCCGGTCCGCCCATGAACTTGTTGAGCAAAGCGCCAGCGCCTGCTTTGGCACCGCGTCCGGCGTAGTAGCCACCGACTCCCAGTGCGGCACCACCAGCCAGCATTTGCTCGCCTGATAGATTCAGGTCATCGAGTAGATAAGCGCCCATATCGGCAAACCCTTTGTTCAAGGGAGTCGCCATGCGGTCTATGGCTTCGGCCAGCGTCGCCTTCATGCGTGCGGCAGTACCACTTGTGCTTTCGGTGTTTTCCTTCAAGTCTTTGCTGTAAATAGGTTCAGCGTTACCCAGCGTTTTAGCACCAGACTTTAAGTCGTCCAGCCTGTCGCCAGTTAGCATACTGCGCCAGCCACGCACGGTATCCTGGTCCATGCCCTTGAAAACAACGCCCATGAACTTGGCGCGCTGCTCATCATTTTTCATCGCTTCAAACTTGTGCTTTAAATCGCTAAAGATCTCTTCTGGATTACGCGAGCTTTTATCTTTATTGAAAAATTTGATGCCCGTAGTTTTTGAAACTTGGTCTCTGTACTGCTTATTGCTAAATACGCGCAAGGTAGATTCAGCTAACGTACCCAGTCTATCTGGCTGTAACTCAACCTTTGATAGCGACTCGGTAAAGGCCAGCGCCTGCTCAATCGACATACCGGCCGCAGCTGCCGCACCACCAATTTTAGGAAACAAATCGGACAAGTTCTCAAGTTCAGCGTTACCAAGTCTTCCGGCGACCGTCATCTTTTGAAGCAGATCAAGCGCGGCACCTTCTTTATTCAGGTCAATGTTGAATGCGCCAGATGCAGCAACAACTGCTTTGCCTAAGATTGCTGGATTTGCACCGGTAATGGCATTGGCTTGACCGATGGCGTCGCCAGTTTTTTTCGCCGCATCGTAGTTCACGCCAGATGCAATCAAAGTATTGAATCCGGTGTCTACGTCTGCACGAGTAGCACCGTAAGTTTTAGCGATTCGCCAGCCTTCCGTATGCCACTCATCTTTTTCCTCATTGGTCATACCCGCAGTCTGTTTGGTACGAATCAGCACACGCTCTAGTTCGGAGTTTGCTTTCAGTCCAGCAACCACTCCGACTCCAACCCCCAGCCCAGCTAACTTTCCTTGCATACTGCCGCCCAGGCCCTTGATACGGTCGAACTCCTGACGCACACCTATCGCGATGGTTTTCAAAGTACGCAGGCTGCGACCGCTGTTCTGCGCCATGCGGCGGAAGGACGCTTCTGTCTTATCGACGCTCTGACGCAAAGGCTGCACACCTTGCCGGTCGGTACTCTGCAACTCAGTTTTTGCATCTCGTGCAGCCTTGCGAGCGGTGTTGGCCATATCCTTGAGTTCGGCGGTTGTCTTGCTGACCTCGATGCGCGTGCCGGAACCAGCCGTAGCGGTTTCGCGCATTGCTGCACGGATCACTTTATAGCTGTTGGCCCCGACCTGGCCAACCTTGGTGATGGCAGAAGATGCTTTCCAGCTTTCATCGGCCAGAGACTTGGCGCCCTCCTTGCCAGCCTTGCGCAGGTCACGGTTGATCTGCTCGATCTCGCGCCGACTGTTGCCCGCATGGGCCTGGAAACGAAGCGCGACGCGCAGATCGGACATGAATAACTCCCGGAAACAGACTTACAGGGACAGGAAAGGCCCGGTGTCGAGCCTGTCATTTGGGTTTAGGCAACGCCTTGCGCAGGCGCTGACTGACATAGCGGGTGCCTTTGACCTTGCCGATGATCAGATCAATACGTGCATCGATCTCGGCCCTGGTCATCTGGCGAAGCTCTTCTAGCCGGTAGCCGTGGCGGACGAAGGCGTGTTCGATTCGTCGCCAGTCGGCGTTGCCGCGCTCGGCGGCGCGAGCTTTTTTTCCAGCTCGGCATCGGCATCGGCAATGATGGCCAGGTCGCTCTCGGTGAGTTCGCCCAGGAGCAATTCAGTGGTCAACGCGTCGGCGGGAATCTCGCCCAGGGACAACAACTGACGGCGATAAACCTCCAGGGTGATCAGTTGAAATGGCGCGCCTGGGTGCAGCTCCTGCGCGGCGACCAGGTCGCCCGCAACAGGAACACGCAAAGTGAAGGTCTTGTGGCGCAGGCCGGAGTAATAGACACCCATTTTGAGTTCGCGGGTGATGCTCAGTCCTTCCCAGCGCTTGCTTGATTGCTCGGTCATTGCATCACTCCGTGTAGTAGTTGAGGGCGGCGATGGTCAGGTCGCGGGTGGCTTCACCTTCAAGCTGGTACTTACTGCCCAGCTCGATCAGAGAACAACCTGTCCAGGTCTCACGCTTACCGCCACCGTCCTGGGCATAGATCGTCAGCTTGGCATCCATCAGAGCGCGCCATTCCGGCTCGCCGCTTTTAGGAATGACCACCGAGACTTTCAGTTCGTGCTCTTCGATACCCTTCGCCGTGCCGGTGGGACGACCTGTGCGGTTCATGGTCTTGACCACCTTGCGCCCGGTCTTGAGGCTTGGCTCGACGCTCGTCACCTCATAGTCCGTGCCGTTGATCTCCAGGACGATCTGCCCTACGTAGTTATCAGCCATCTAAAATCACCTCTTACAGGAGCAGGTCAATGCGACCGGCGAACACATGCAGGCCGTTGACTACATCGACAGGAATGGTTGCATTGAGGCGGTTTACGTCCTGCAGTGAACGCTCAACCACCAGGCCATCCGCGTTGGCGTCCACCTCTTCGACGATTTCCAACTCTTCCAGCTTCTTGAGCACGTCCAGAATCTCGCCACGAACGGCCGCAGGTGTCTTGCTGGAGAGTTTCGAGCGTGGGAAGCGCAGGCGGATGCGGTCGCGAACCGCCACTCGCACGTAATACAGGGTGCGTATGGTGGTCAGATCCAGCAGCGACACATCCGTGGCACCGGCAGCAGACTTGGTGTAGGTGGTCACTGCACGGACGATCTGTATGACATCACCGGCCGCAACCTCCAGCGGCGTGACACCATTGGCCAGGGCCGTTTCCTGCTCCGTGCGGCCGAGGCGCTGAGTGACCGGCGGAACCTTGATACCAGTCAATACCAGGGTATTCAGCGGCCGCGCTGGATCTTCTTCCGAGGCGATCATGGCGGCGTAAGCGGCGGCGACCTGGCGCGCAGTCGATGCAGTTCCCGGCAGGACTGCCAAGCTGATTGCACCGGAGTTCAGCGACGTGGCCAACGTGGTCGCGGCCGACAAGGTGCTGGTCAGCGCCGCCACACCGATGATGCCCTGTTGCTCCATCGAACTGGTGTAGGTCTGGATGTGCGTGCGCAATGCAGTGAGTGCGATCTGGCTAAACCAAGCAGGCACCAGAATGGTGAAACCACCCATGGCGGTGGAGTCCAAAGCAGCCTTAATGTCGGGTTCTGTTTCGCCTGTAACCACCACGCCAACGGCCGAGAGGGAGGCGTACCGATTGGCGGAGATAAATGCATCCGCCATTTCCCCGGCCACTGTGCCGCCGAACAAAGCCTTGGCCTCGGCTGCACTGTAGAACGGCGTAGGCACGTTGGCAGCAACAGTAGCATCGACGCCCAGGGGCACGATCAGGCAGACGCTCTGCTTGTTGGTGGGCAGTGTCCGTACCGCCAGGCTGGTATTGAACTCAATGTAAACGCCCGGCTTGCGAATCGACGCCGGGATGGTGTCAAAGGAAATGCTCATTCAGCGGATTCCTGTGCGAGTTGTTTGGCACTGCCGCGTGGTTTCTTCGCGGCGAGCAGTTCACCAGCCGCCAAGCGGCGTCGGTAGTAGGAGGTATCTGGCACGTCGACGGACTCGGTCTCTTCGATGTACTTGTACGGATCTTCATCCATGGGCACCCGATGACCAGGTGCGGCGATAACGTGCATTACACGTCCCTCAGTTCGATGATGTCGGTGGCCACCGGCTCGGGGTTCTCCGATGGGGTGTGATATTCCAAGCTAACTCCCAGGAAGTCAGGCAGAGCTTCTTTCGGTTTCTCCCAATCCAGTTCGATGACGAACGACTGCCCCAGGACTGAGAGGTGGTCGCTGGCCAACTTGCCGTTGACCAGGTTGGAAAGCTCTGTCGGACGGATAGCCGCACGATTTACCCAGGGCTGCCAGTCGACCAGTTGGTGCATGCAGGCTTCCCACAGCGCGTATGTGCCAATGTCAGTGGGCGTTGTTCCGCGACGAGTTTCCTTTTCACCACGCGGATGACGCGCAGCAATGACCAGGCGAAACGT